CAGGGGTGTCCCCTAAAGTAACAACAGTTGCTGATAACGTGGTCAACGTAGTTGCGGTAGCTGATAATGTTTCGAATATTAATGCTGTTTTTACTAACGCAAGTAACATTACAGCAGTTGCTGGAAACGAATCTAACATTAATGCTGCAGTAGCCAACGAAAACAACATTACTAGCGCAGCGACTAACGAAACTAATATTAACGCTGCAGTAGCTAACCAGACAAATATTAACGCTGTAGTTGCTAATGAAACCAACATTAACACAGTGGCAACTAACCTTGCTGACGTCACTAACTTTGCAGATGTGTATATTGGGCCTTCAGCAACTAATCCTAGTACGCGAACTGACGGAAGTGCGCTAGTAAACGGTGACTTCTATTTCAATACTAGTAACGCAGGCTTATACGTTTGGACAGGTTCAGTTTGGGAGCCTAGTATTGCAAACACAGTAGTTAACACCTCTCTTGGCTTACCTTATTACTCGTACACTACCACGGGCAATCTCACTAACAATGCTGGTGCTCTAGTAGACACAAGCGGCGGCGGCTACACACTAAACCTACCAGCTAGCCCTAGTACAGGGGACAAAGTAATTGTCGCAGACGTAGGAGATACGTTTGGTGCAAACAACCTTACAGTAGGGCGAAATGGAAACACAATAGACGGTGTTGCTGAAGACTTTATTATAGACATTAGTGGTGTTTCAGTAGAGTTTATTTACACGGGCACAACGTGGGCGGTGTATGCAGTAGTAGGCGGAACAAGTGGTGAGTTTGTTGTTGACACTACCTCCGTACAAACACTTACTAACAAAACACTCACCTCCCCTACTATTACCTCTCCCGCAATAAGTGGCACGGTAACGGGCACTATTAGCTTAACTACTCCAACTATAACAGATGCTCAGTTAAACAACCCTACCATTGATAACTACACGGAAGGTGTTGTTAACAACGGAACAGTTTCTACTAGCCGCACGTTTAGTTTAACAAACGGCACGCTGCAAAATGCAACGTTAACAGCCTCAACTACCTGTACCTTTACAATGCCTACGCCTACCGCTGGTAAAAGTTTTGTTTGTTTGTTAAAACAAGCCCCAACTACAGGTAACGGTAATGCTATATTTACAGGTGTTAAGTGGAACGGTGCTACGCCCACAATAACAGCAACTGCTGGTGCTATGGACATTATTAGCTTTGTCTCTGACGGTGCTAACTGGTATGGCTCAATTACGCAAGGATATACTCCGTAATGTTTGCAGCTAGGAACTCGTTTTTAACCCCGGCTAGTGTAGCAGTAGGCCCTACTTTAGGCTTAACTGATTCACTGCTAACTATGAGTGGGCAAAATACTAATTGGCAGCTAAGAACAATCGACATTTCTAGCTACGCAAACTCAACTGTGCATTTAATTTTTTATCATTACGCCGACTTCTATACTGGAGACATGCAGCTTGATGATATAACCATAGGCGGGTCATTATACACTTTTGAATCTGGTACGCAGTCTTGGGAAACAACTACTACAAACAGCAACACAGTTGTATCGGGAGACGCAACTCTATCATCTAATGCTGCAGCTACGTATACTTCAGTTACTTTTAGTCCCGTACAAACAACAACTGCTACAGCCAGATGGAATAGAGATAGTTCTGGTACAGGGTCAGGTGGTACAGGGTCATCTATTGACCACACGACCGGTAGTACTTCAGGTTGGTATGTATATGCTGAAACATCTTCACCCTATCCTTGTGGCTACTGGCTTAAAAGCCCTCAGATTACACTAGGCGGCTCTCCTACCCTTTCGTTCTGGGTAAACCGAACGGGGGCTACAATGCGCGACTGCAACGTCTACTTGGATATAATTAGCTAAGGCAAACATGACTAGATTATCAGAAACAATTCTTCCCAACAACATCTTAACAGATAGTAATACACAAACTGTTACTAATAAAACACTAGTTGGAAGCACTAATGTTCTAGGTGTAAACGTAGACACAAGCAGTGCTACCTTTGCATTACCTACGGCTAGTGATGCATTGTTGGGTCAAACAACATACCAGCAAGAGTCGGGGCTGGCAGTGCTTAATGCAGGAACAGCTAGTGGTCTTCGAGGACTTGGCTCTGAAAAAGAACTTATTTATGCTGAGAGTAATACCTATGCTTACGTTCCTACCAGCTGGGATTTTCCTACACTACTGGAAGACCTAAGAGTTAAGTTTAATTTTTTAGATTTTGATGCTGTAGAAATTGAAATTAGATGTGTACCCTACTATAACGAAGGAATAATTCCTGCAATTCAATTTTACGACACATCTAGCACTCTTCTAACAACAGATTACGACACGCAAATTGCGACGCAGATGCTGTATGGCCCTAGCCCTAGTGGTTATATAGGCAATACACTAGCTTCCAATTTAGACTATATGCGTCTAACTCAATTTGACGCTACTAATACCGACGCTACTAGTTTTTTCCCTTACAGACAACCCTTTGAAGTAAAAACAAACATTATTTTACAAGGACTTCGTAGAAGAGGCGACAGCGATCCTAACCGATTACACTTTGTATCCGCAGTTACTAGTAGCGGTTACAGTACTCAGGTTGGATCCACGCAAGTAGGTACAGCATTGTGTAGAGTAGTAAACTCGCAAACTAATAGAGTAGGTGGTTTTAAATTTAGTAATGCGTTTGGTACATATGGAACCAATAGATTTAGAGCGCCTGCTATTCGTGTATTTGTTCATCGCTCCGGAAGCACTTTTTACAGCACCTATACTACAACAGGATTATAACGTATGGATTTAGACTACACACTTACTCCTGAAGAACAAGCTATTATTGACGCGGAGCCGCCTCCACATGTACATGAGTTTAGTTCTATTGTTGGATATGAGCTTGATAAAATTCGGTTTGAACGTGAGCCACGTTTAAAAAAAGCGGATATTGAAGTTTTAAAGCGGGAAGACGCAGGACTAGATTCGTCTGCATGGCGTACATATAGACAAGCATTGCGTGATATTACTAATACACCTACGTATGTACATTTAGTACAGTGGCCTGTTGAGCCAGAGGAATAATCTAATGGCTAACATTGATCCGGTTGAATACGGAAGACTAACTGCTCAAGTTGATAACTTAACGTGTAAAGTAGAGAGCATGGAGAGTGACATTAAAGAGTTACTAGCTTTGGCTAACAAAAGCAAAGGCGGGTTCTGGATGGGTATGTCTATAGCCTCTGCTGCTGGCGGTTTTCTTACGTGGCTTTTAACTTATTGGAATAGATAATGCTTGCTGAACTCGCTATTGCTAACGCTGCTTTTGGGGTTATTAAAGAAACCGTAGCCAATGGCGGTGATATTATGGCAGCGGGTCAGCACATCTTTAAGTTTTTTGACTCTAAATCTGAGCTTTCAAAGAGGGCTAATTCGTCAGGGTCAGATTCAGAAGCTTTCTTCGCCCTTGAGCAGATTAAACAGCACGAGAAAGCCTTACAGGAGCTTTTTATCTATCAGGGTAGGGCTGGTCTTTGGGATGACTGGCTAGCTTTCCAAGCAGAAGCTAAACGTAAGCGTGATGCAGCAGCTAAAGCAGAAACCTTAGCTAAGATTAAACGTAAAGAAGAACTATGGGCGTGGATTAATGGTGGGCTTATTATTATCTCAGTGCTTACTGGTGTAATCTTTATTGCTGCTGTTATCTGGTTTATAGCAACCAAAGGACAAGTATGATACCTGTAATAGGGAGTTTAATTGAGTTAGGCGGTACGTGGCTTAAAGGTAAGCAGGAAGAAACACAAGCTAAAACAGAAGCTAAGTTAGTTACTATTAAAGCAGAAGCTGATATTAAAGCTGCTAAAGCATTGTGTGCTACTAAGATGGCAGAAGCAGGACAAACGCAAAACTACGATCTAGATAGGCTTGCTATGGAGCAAATGTCTAAGAGTTGGAAAGACGAAGTGCTGTTACTAGTATTCCTTGCCCCTATGATTATGGCCTTTATTCCTAATATGGATAAATATGCGCTGGCAGGCTTTGAGGTTATTGCTAAGATGCCTGATTGGTATCAGTACATTATTATTGGTATGGTGGTTGTAATCTACGGTATGCGTGGGTTGCTAGAAAAGATTATTGATAAGAAAGTAGGTATTAAATGATATTTTTACCAATTGCTTTTTATTGCTATGTTAACGGGGCTTGTGCGTTTAATCAAGGCCAACTAACTATGGATATAACAAGTTGCACTGCCCAAAACGCAGTTGCTGAACGTTTAATGCAAGCCGATGCTAACGTGCAAGCATTTAAAACAACGTGTATTGTAATAGAACCCAAGGATGCAGGTAGCACAGACATATGAAATTAAGTAAGAACTTTAGTTTAGAAGAGTTAACAAAAAGCGACACTGCTGTACGGCGTGGTATTAGTAACGTTCCATCAGAAGATGTTACTAATAACATTCAAGAACTAGTGGACAATGTTTTACAGCCTGTTCGTGATAGATTAGGCCCAGTTGTAGTTACTAGTGGTTATCGCAGCCCAGAACTAAACACAGCAATTGGCGGTAGTAAAACATCAGATCACTGCCTAGGTATGGCGGCAGACATTGAAGTGTTGGGTATTGACAACAAAGTTACGGCTGAGTACATCCGTGATAATCTGTTGTTTACACAATTAATTTTAGAATTTTATAAAGATGGCGTACCTGATAGTGGTTGGGTGCATGTAAGTTTTGACCCTAAAGACTTAAAAAAACAAGTGTTACGGGCAGAGAAAGTAAACGGTAAAACACACTACTCAACAGGGGTTTAAAATGGTAACTAAAAAAAGAGAAACACGAGCAGAAGAACTAACTCGTTTGAAAAAAAGTTATGAAAAAGATGCAAAAACGCACAAGGAAGCTAGTAGTAGCTTCCCTGAAGCGTGGAAGTTTCAAAAAAAATACCAAATTAAAGGCGATTATACTGGTCAGCGTACAACAAAAGAAGTTTTAAAAAGTAGAAAAGATGCTTCTAATGCTCGTCTAAATCAAAAAGAACAGCGCATTGAAGATTTAGAGAAAGATAAGTCTAAAACTAAACGTGCGTTGCCAAAACGCAACATGCGCTCTACTAAGAATAAAAAGAAATGAGGGCTGTGTACGTAGAGTGGGAAGATGCTTGTGACCTAGATACAACACCTTGGTCAGACATTGATGACGCACCCTACACACCATTACTAGTAACACAAGTTGGGTTAGTAGTATATGACGGCCCTGAAGGTATGATTTTAACTAACGCTACTACTGGTAGTCAGTACGGTGTTAGATCACAAATTCCTAAAGGAATGATTCGACGTGTAATAACGTTATGTGGGGAAGACAATGAGTAAGTATTTAGATGGTAGTGGTAAACGAGTAATCCTAGGATTGTTTAAAGAGTTTGCTCGTCCTGACGTTAAGTTTAAACCTATCTACACTTTAAAAGAGTGGAAGGAAGTGTTTTTAGATTTGCGCGATCCGTCCGAGTATCAAGCTGCAATGCACCTTCTTGGCGACTGGGAACACTGGAATGAAGTGCGTAATCACCCTATGATTAAACACTACGTAGACAAATGGCAAGAAGAGTTGGTAGTTAAGCTACGTAGCGAGGCTATTGCTCAAATGAAATCACACGCTAAACAACCGGGCGGCACTGCGGCAGCTAAATGGTTAGCAGACAAAGGATATGCCTCAGAAGCTTCTAAGAAGGCTGTAGGCCGTCCAAAACAAGAGAAGGTAGAGGTAGCTATACCTACAGGCAGGATTGCTGGTGATATGGCTCGTTTAGGTATTTCTAGTGGGAGTAAACACTAATGCCGTATATGACTAATGGTGAGCGTGACTACGCTAAACAAAAACCTAATGACGATAAGAATGCAAAAAATCGTGCTAAACGAAACAAAGCAAGACGCGAGTTAGCTCGTGAAGGTAGGGTTCGTAAAGGCGACGGTAAAGATGTAGATCACAAACGTGCTTTAAGTAAAGGTGGTAGTACTAGTCGTAGTAATTTACGTGTTACTAGTAAGAGTGCTAACCGTAGTTTTTCACGTACTAAAGATGGAAAGATGAAATAATGGCTACTAAGAAAAAAGTATCCCTTAGAAAAAGTGACAAGAACCCCACAGGTGGTTTATCTGAGTCTGGTCGCAAGCGCATTAATGCAGCTACAGGAAGTAATTTAAAACGCCCACAGCCTGAAGGTGGTGCTCGTAAACGCTCTTTCTGCGCTCGTATGGGTGGCGTTAAAGGCCCTATGAAAAAACCAGACGGTAGCCCTACTCGTAAAGCTTTAGCGCTTAGAAAGTGGAAATGCTAACAGAAAAAGAACTAGTTAAACAAGCTGCGGAAGCGGATCTACTAACCTTTATTAGGTTAATTGCTCCGCACCGTATGCTTGGTGCTGTACACGAAGAATTGTGTTCTTGGTGGAATCGTGAAGATGCTAAAGACAACCAATTAGTATTGCTACCACGTGACCATCAGAAGAGTGCTATGATTGCTTATAGAGTTGCTTGGTGGATTACTAAACACCCTGAAACTACTGTACTGTATGTATCGGCTACTGCTAACTTAGCCGAAAAGCAATTAAAAGCAGTTAAAGACATTCTATTGTCCGA